ATTCAGAAATCCAATCGCTGGCAAGTGACGTTAACCTACTCGGAGCTATTGGAACTGCTAGAGAAATTGTCGAGTGCGGACTTGACGCAAGAATCTTCATGCTTGTCCATGACTCAATCGTGGCACTTGTTAAGACCGAGCACGTAGAGCAGTATTGTAGTATATTGCGTAGTAATACTCAATATGACTGGGGCTGTAACATTCGCGGATTTCCTATTGGTGTAGATCAAGATATTGGTGATGATTATAGCTTTGGTCATTTTGAAGAAACCTATGCAGTTAGAGAAAATAGCTTGGCCCGTATTTAAGTTAGGTAATAAACAGCCTCAAGTAGAAAGTGGGGTTGTTTATTATCACACAGAATTATTAGACAACGAAGAAAACAATTTAGTAAATACAATAAAAGTTGTAGATGATCAAACACTACCACAAAAAACACTAGGTTTACGAAGATTAAGTATTAATAAAGATAATTTATATAAAATATCTACTGCAATATATACCCTGCAAGATTTAGTAAAAATAGCTACACCAAAAGTTTGGTTTATAGACAGTAGCGGAGCTATTTTTCAGTACAAAAAATCTACACGCGCCAAGCTGCAAATTTACAAGATTAAACAAGTTTTACCTGTTAGTGGCATAGGGTGTGTATTAGAGGTTGAGGGTCTAGTAGAAAGATTTAAATCACTGACAGTACCAAATAATGAAAAATATGCAGCAATTTTACACTACAACGGCAAAATATTATTCTACGGTTTATGCGATGAAAAAATTAAGTCAACTTGGAGATTAGTATGAAAGCTATTATAAGTAATAGAATTTATATGGATAATCCAGGTAATGCTGCTACTAAATTTATAGCAAATACACTAACCTATAAACTTGTAAAAAATACTGGATCTAAAAAATTTAATACAGTAGAAACTATAAAAAACTATAAATTATTTAATGGTGGTATGATAAGTGTTCCTCAAGGTCGCACAGACCTAATACCGGAAGAATATGAAATTATAGACAAGCGTGTATATAATAATGTTCCTTTTCCTAAAGCAAAATTTGAACTAAGACCGGAACAAGAAGAGATTTATAGACAGGCTAATGATACCTGCTTTATTAATGCACTAGTAGGCTGGGGTAAAACATTTACTGCCTTACACATAGCTAGCAAATGGCAACAAAAGACACTAATTATAACGCATACTACAGCACTGCGAGATCAGTGGGTAGATGAAGTAGAAACCCTATTTGGAATAACCCCAGGAATTATTGGTGGTGGAGTATTTGATATTGATGACCACTGCGTAGTAGTTGGAAATGTACAAAGTATTGTAAAACACTTAGAAAAAATAAATAAAGAATTTGGCACTATTATTTTAGATGAAGCGCATCATTGTCCAGCAAGCACTTTTAGTCAAACTGTAGATAGTTTTCATAGTAGATATAGGCTCGCATTAAGTGGTACTATGACTAGAAAAGATGGAAAGCATGTAGTATTTCAAGATTACTTTGGTGATGTAGTATATAAACCCCCACAAAGTAATACTATTAATCCACAAGTACATTTAATTAAGAGTAATATAGTACTAAATCCAAAAGCTAGCTGGGTTGAAAAAATAAACGAATTGACGCAAGATAATGATTACAGAAAATTTATTAGCGTTTTAGCTAAATATCATATTAATAATGGGCACAGTGTACTAATAGTAGCGGACAGAGTAGAATTTCTAGAAAAGGTAAAAGAATATGTTGGTGAAACGTGTTTGTTGGTTACTGGCGACACCTCAACAGAAGAAAGACAACTTGCAAAAGAACAAATACTTAATAAAACAAAAATGTGCATTGCTGGTAGCAGACAAATATTTAGTGAAGGAATTTCCATCAATATATTAAGCTGTGTAATTCTAGCAGTACCAATGAGTAATGATAGTCTACTAGAACAAATTATAGGTAGAGTTATGAGAGAACATTCAGGTAAACTAACTCCTGTAGTAGTAGATGTACAGTTTAGCGGTTGGTTAGACAAGAAACAAAATAATGATAGACTGGGACTATATCTTAAAAAGGGCTGGGAAGTCATAACGGTATAGAATTTTTAACTTGCAGTACTTGGCTAGCTGTGTTATAATATATAATGGTCGAAAGAAAAATATATAGATTTGATTTACAAAAAGCTAAAACTTTAAGTAAGTATGATCCAGTAAAATTGTTAAATATATTGTATAAACATTATAAAAGAAATGACCCTAAATTGAATGGGTTGAGCTTTTTAAAAAATGCACAAGATTTTTTCTTAGACAAAAATGTAGATATATTATATAGAGCGCAATATCTAGACTTAGCAGGGCGCAGGAGTTATCAACAATATAAAGATTTAAAGTATACACACCTAGACTTAACTTACTATCCTGATCTAAATATAAACGCAATAACCTACAATCCTATAATAACAATCAAAAACAACAAAATTTATTTTAAATACGAGGAATAAATGGCACTAACTTTTAAACAAACAAAAGGTAAAGCAGTAACAAATAAAGTAGAAACCTACGAGTATAAAGATGGCGAAAATACAGTAAGATTAATTGGCGGTATTCTTCCTCGTTATATTTACTGGATCAAAGGTACAAACAACAAAGATATTCCTATCGAGTGCTTAGCATTTAGCCGTGATAAAGAAAAATTCGATAATCTTGAAAAAGATCATGTTCCAGATTATTATCCAGACTTAAAATGCAGCTGGAGTTACTCTATCAATTGTATTGATCCTAAAGATGGTAAGGTTAAAGCTCTTAATCTCAAAAAGAAATTATTTGAGCAGATTCTTACAGCTGCAGAAGATTTAGGTGATCCTACTGATTACGATAGTGGTTGGGATGTAGTATTTAAGCGTACTAAAACCGGCCCGTTAGCTTTTAATGTAGAATATACATTACAGGTACTACGTTGCAAACCAAGAAAATTAAGTGCTGAAGAAAAAGCTTTAGCTGATAGTGCCCAAAATATAGATGAAAAATTTCCTAGACCAACTCCCGAAGAAGTAAAAGCACTTTTAGAAAAAGTAAATAATCAACAAGAAGAAGAAGACATTGATCAAAGTCAAGCAGAAGCAATTAAAGAACTAGGATAATATATAAGCCCAGTAGTTTACTACTGGGCTTAACATTTTAGGAAATATAATGCAAGTACTATTTACAGCCGATATTCATATAAAATTAGGTCAAAAAAATGTTCCTGTAGAATGGGCTAAAAATAGGTATAAATTATTGTGGCAGCAACTAGCTTTAGTACAAAATAAAGCAGATTTATTTATTATAGGCGGAGATATTTTTGACAAGTTGCCTAGTATGGATGAATTAGAGATTTATTTTGACATGATTAGTAACTGTAATATACCAACTCTTATTTATAGTGGAAATCATGAAGCAGTTAAAAAATCAACAACTTTTTTAACAAATTTAGCTCGTGCCACTAATCTTATGAATCGCAAAGTAATTATATTAGATGATTATTATAGTGATTATGGTATAGAATTTGTACCTTATAATAAGTTAAAAGACTTTGAGCAAAACAATCCCTGGCCTGAGGGAGGCAATATTTTATGTACACATGTGCGAGGAGCAATTCCGCCACATGTTAGTCCAGAAGTTAACCTTAATATATTTAAAGATTGGCAAATAGTTTTAGCTGGTGATTTACATAGTTACGAAAATTGTCAATTAAATATTTTATATCCAGGTAGTCCAGTAACAACAAGTTTTCATAGACAAAATGTTGATACTGGTGTGATACTTTTAGATACAGAAACATTAAAACATCAATGGATAAAATTAAACTTACCACAGCTTATTCGTAAAACTGTATCTGCAAGTGACCCTAAACCGCCAACTGATTATGACCATACAATATATCAAGTTGAGGGTGACATGCAAGAACTAGGGCAACTTGAAGATAATGAATTAATTGATCGCAAAGTAATAAAGCGAACTAGCGACGTAGAATTAATGCTAGATAATGAAATGACTCTTGTTGAAGAAGTTCGAGAATATTTACAATATATTCTAAATTTAAACCAAGAAACTATTGATAAATGTATACAAGAAGTACAAAATAATTTAGATAAGATAGAACATGAGTGATATTATTACAGAATATCATCCAAACATGGTGTATGTTGCTAGAATTATTGCTGAACGTAGCTGCGGAGATCAAGAGCGTTGGTTTGATTACTACGATGAAGCAAAAAACACAATACTACTAGTAGAACAGCTAGGATTCTTAAATAAAAAGAAGTTTTGGAAAAATGATAACAATTAAAGAACTACGTTGGAGTAACTGCTTTAGCTACGGTAGTAGTAATACTATTAATTTTATTAAAAGTCCGCTTATTCAATTAGTAGGTAAAAATGGACACGGTAAAAGCAGTGTAGCTCTAATATTAGAAGAAGTACTATTTAATAAAAATAGTAAAGGTATAAAAAAAGCTGATATTCATAATAGGTATATTAATGATAAAAATTATACTATTGAGTTAGATTTAGAGCGAGACGGTAATCAGTATACTATTAAGTGTATACGAGGAGG